TATAAGTTTAGAAATATCATCGTGTTGTACAAACTTATTTAAAGTAAATTCTCTTTCACTATCATTTAAAGTTCTATAGTCTACTAACTGAGAATCATCGTATAATACGTCTGTTGTAGTATTTATAGGGTCATCCAAACCTGTAGCTGCTGGCATTCTACCAATAGCTTTAGTTATTGTATTAACTCCTGATACAGCATTTGTAACAGAAGCGTCATAATTAACCCATGGATGTACGTTAGTATCTACTGTAACTATAAAATGCCCTGGAAAATTTAAATGCTCAAAAGTATTAAGATACCATTTAAATCCTGAGTTCCAATTATTAGGATCTAAAATAGCAGTTTGTAAAGCATTAATGTCTGCAGGATATGCATATGCTAGAGATATATCTCCTAATGACAACATAGGAGCATCACCAAGTAATGGATTAGTTACATCTGCAACCATCCTCATTCTTTTTACAAAAGTTGCTGCCCCATCATGTAGATTAGACATAGGTATTTTAAAATATGTAATATCACTTCCAGATTGTGTAATAGTAAAAGAAATTGGTGTACAAGTTTTATTACGTAGCACCTCTGATCTTTGATTTACTAAATATAAATAATCAGGAGGAAGTTTAAAAGTATCTACCCAAGTTTTTTTACCATATTGCTCTTTGTAAGTTACAGTATTAGAATACTCGGTAACTAAAGTCCTTAAATCATCAATACGTTTTTGTGATTCTTCAAATCCTTTATTATACTTATTGTTTATTCCGTATTTTGTATTAATAAATCTATCTTGAGATTTATTTAACTCTACATCTATTTCTTCTGAAAGAAGCATATCAGCTTGGAGTGAATTAATTTTATCCACTCCTTGCTGAACTGCTTGATGCATATTTACTATGTTCATATTATACTAAAGATAATTCTTTAAGTTTTGCTCTTAATATTGTTAATTTACTAGAGTTCTTTTTATCTTTTAAATGAATAATAGTATCTTCTAATGTATCTCCTAGAATTTCATCCATAAATACTACCTGGTTTCCAATTCTTCTAAGAACACCTGCTGATACCATTTCTTCAAGTTCTGATTTTAACTCTAAATTTTTATCTGTAGCTATAGTAAAGAATTTTTTAGGATTTTTATTCTTAAGTTCATATAAAGAATTTTCAACTTGCTCTGCAGTTAATCTATCCGGATTTATGTTAGACATAAGTCTTAATATTCTCTTCATAGATTTTTCATTAGAAGATACTTTGATAAATTCTTTATCAGCATCTTTTCTAACCTGAATAGTATTATTCCTAACTTTGTCATCTCTTGTAAGATCCTGAATATAAAATCTTTTACTTTGATCTCTATCCATTTCTTCTTTAGTTAATGCTACTTGCGGGTGTTTTAAAGCAAAATTATATTTAATGAAATCCATTATTTGTATAGGCTCATCATTACTATCTAATCCTACTTCAAGTTCAATCCCAGTCCATCCTACGGGAATTGTTAGGTTTGTCCAAAAATCTTTTGTATGTTTAGGCCATTCTACATGGTCCGGAGACACATCTACTTGATCTCTTAAATACTTTTTTTCTTCCTCACCTGTAAATCCTCTTAGTGGTTGCCTGTCAACATAAACACTGCTCAGCTTATAAACTGCTTCAGCTCTTACTGCCTTCGGCAAATGATTTAACACTTCTTGTTGTCTTAATGTTACTTTTTTACTCATAATATAGTTCTTTTAAAGTTTTAGTTAGTGGGTGTAAAGAATAACTCCCCGGATATATAATTAATTAAAGCAGTGGGGGATTGCTCCCCCACAACCTTAATCAAAAACCAATATATAGACGCAAATTAATGCCAATGTTATACTGCTACTGTTTTAACTTATTAACAAGTTGAAGCAGAAGCAGTAGAAGCTACACATGTAATATCAATTGAAGTATCAAATCTCTTAAGAGCGATACCTGCAGTTTTTAACATGTGTACACTTGCACCGTCAACATCAGATGCTCTAGATGAAGTTGCATCAAATCCTCTAGGGACTACTGATCCAGCTACACACCATCTCATAGACTCACGACCTTTCTTAGAGATCATTTGTAAGTTGTTTTGACCATCATAATTTGATTGGTCAACAAATACCATTCTATAAGACTCTAACGAGTATCCAGTGTCTGGGTGTTTTGCACGAGCTTGAGCAACAGCACCATGGTCAAATAATGGTAATTTTACCACATTAACCATATGGCCATCAACATGCTCATACGAGTTAAAGTATCCAGTTAATCCTAATGATCTACCAGATCCAGTTACAAATTTACTTTGGTCAATCACTTTCCAAGTGTTACCTGAGAAATGGTTTTTAAGTGCCTCATCAAATTCACGAGCACCTCCCGTACCAGTGTACAGAGTTACTTGTTTTTGAGTTGCATCAGTCATTCCGTAGAATAAGTCACCAATAATATTCTTAAGTTTACACTCAGTCATTGTAGAGTAAGTATCTTTGTTTACTATTTGTTGTAGAAGTCCAGGACCTATGATTACTGGCTGACCATTCTCATCCTTCATGTAAGTCAATCCATTTGCATCATAAGTTTTTTCTCCGTACCAGTAATAGTTTTCACACTCTTCTTTAAAGTCAAGCATGTGTAAATACTCTTCGTAGTCCATCCAAAGTTTAGTAGTAGAACCTCCTTTAGTAGGTAAAGAAAACTCAGCTACATAATCTTTAGCATGCCCAGACATGTGGTAAGATTTTCTTACAGTTGTAAGTTTATTTCTTACTAATCCTGGAGCTTGCCAGTTTGAAGCGTTACCTCTAGAGAAGTCTGTTCCAACTGGTGCATATAATTGCCCCCATATAGCTCCCGGTAAACAGTCTGATGCTGCTACAACCGCTGCTGCATTTGGGTCTACGATTTGTACTGTATATTCCCAGTCTGTACCTGAAGCTGCCATTTCTGGTTCTTTCATGATACGCACTTGAGTACCTGATTGAGATACTAAAACGTATGGGAAAATAAAATATTTGTCAGGAAAAGTCAATAAAAAAGTTGCTCCTCCAATACCTATTGCTGCCCCTGTTGGGCCTGCTGCTGATAACGGTCTCGTTCTCAATTTATGTGTTGCCACACGATACTCATATTCTAACCTGTCAATAGATTTTACATTACCAACACCTTCCGTTAAGAACGATAGAGGGAATCGTTTATCATCTTTACCTGCTAAATGAGTTATGATTGGAGACAGTTCAGCTGGTTTTGATAGCATAGCATTTGCTAAGCTATTCATATCAGTCATTTGTGAATCATTG